ATGAAATATACGCGAAGTGTTCATCTTCCATCGAATTCGGAGATTTTGTGATATCGGGTAAATGCCAAGCACCGCCCCATCGTAATGGTTTCTTTGCCTTGATAGCCGCAGTTTTCATCGCTTCTGCTATAGTCCAATAGGTGGACATCTCCCAAGAGACTTCTCCACCAATGTACCCGACAACATCAAATGCTTCGCCAACGATGTGTTTTGATTTCATGGTGGTTGACGCACCACGCGCTACTAATTCCTTTTGACGTTGCTTCGTGCGAAGTCCTTCCGTGACCCCAAAATCTAATTCAGTAATCTTTATTGCATTCTTTACAACTTCTATTAGATCATCATCAACACCCTTAAGTTTGTCAAGTGATCGCTTCGATAGTTTAAACATAATTGTCTCCTATAAAAATGGGCCCCGTTTCCGAGGCCCTAGCATTTAACTATTTGCTAATTTTGCAAAATAGTCCATTGTATCGTCATCATCGGCAGGATCATTATTGCTTGCCTCTGGTTTCGATTTTTGCTCTGCAGCTTCCTTTGATTTAGGCTCTGGAGCATCCATTTGATCTTCCGTTGAAATCGCTTCTGCGGTAGACATTGGAGCTGTTGCACCAAGAACACGAGCCAGTTTTGCCTTCAACTCAGCATATGGCTTGAAATTCGATGGGTCGGTGTATTTTGCCAACGGTTCAAGTTTACCATAAAACTCTTCAAGTTTTGCATCATCACCCTTTAGAAAAGGTGACGCAGCAGCAAATTCTGACTTATCATAATTTACCCAACCTTCGACCTTTCGGATTTTGACTTTAAAATCCGCACCACCCCAGAAATCAAATGGGTTAACCGCTTCTTCGTCATCAAATTCTGGTTGCATAGAATCCATGATCTTATCAAAGATTTTCTTGCCGAACTTGTATTGCATAATTTTGCCTTCGTTGGCAGGATTAGCAGCATCAGCAACTACGAAGATGTTTGCAACATAATGCAACCTACGTTTTTGCTTACGAGCAAGTTCTTTGTCGTCGTCAGCACCAGTTGCCCACAATCTAGAGTTGTGTTCGGAGACAGGGTCGTCTTCACCTAGTGTTGTACGAGAGTTTTCGATATACCATTGACCTGTAGGTCCTTGAAATCCGTGGTCCCAAAAACGCACCCATGGCAATTCTTCGCCTTCGGCAGCAGGGAGGAAACGAATAACCGCGTAACCATTGCCCGACTTATCTCGAGTTGGTTTCCAAATGTTATCATCTCCATAAGACTTCTTTCCACCACCAACATTTTCAGCGGCGGCGGTCATGGCTTTAAGTGCATCAGCACGAGACTTTTTCATATTACTAAACGACATTTAATTTACCTTTATTTTATTATTGCAGTGTATTACAGTGTATTATTCAATGTATCATTATATAGTGTATTATATATACAAATTGAGTAACAGTACTATTATAACATAAACAGCACCGTTTGTCAACATATAGTTAAGTCAAAAAATTTGAATAATATCTTTTTTTATCTTTTCAGATAATGTTTTGCTCATAATGAATGGAGTATAGTTCTTTATCTTTGCAGACAATTCTGGCCAGAGTATAGTATCAACCACTTTTTTGTTTGCGTGATCGACAAAGCCAGTCAGACTGTTTAAAACAACTACCGTCTCTAACAGCACTTCTTTCGACAAATATTCATGTATAATAGAAGGATAAGTTTTACCTTCCATACTTAAAACCGTGTCGAAGTTGGTGTATTTAGATTCCATCTTATATAAGTCTTGCTTGATATTATAACTCAATGACTCATTAACTTTTAACCAATTTTGATATTCCTCCTCGTTATTTAACATATCACCAACCCACTTGCAATCATTTACAAAGTGGGCCACATAGTATTTGATTAACTCTTCCTTATCATCAAAGCGCTTCGCAACCTTTGCAAAGAAATATTTGTCTTTTCTTTTCCAAAAAGACTGTTGTGTTGCACTAGTTTTAAATCGATACTTGATAGCATCGTATTTAGATGTAAAATGCAACTTCAGCGCGTTATGATAAGAATAAGCATCAAATGATTCCATTAGACAGGTAATGTGTTACCGCCCTTGATGTAATTTAAACGCACCGCCTCACCTTCAAGTTTATCTTTAACAATATCAGATAAGAACTTGTTAGCATCCTCGGGATACAGTTCATGCTTTTCACATAACATTAGGATAGCATCCATATATCCCATTTTGTTTTTTGTGACCTCGTGTTCGACCATAGAAGAAAATTTCTTCTTGGTGATCATTTTTTCCTCTACGGCGGCTATCATTCAGGTAACATCGTAGAAAATTCAGTTACATTGTCAACCCTAAAGGATCTCCAATCTTCCGCTACAACGTCATAGACTGCAAGAACTTTATCGGTGCGCGCCGCCTTTTCCTTTTGTGGAGCTATATTGGGAGTTGGCGCAGGTGGAATTGAATCCGAGTTTAAGGTACATTCCATAACCCGAAGATCCCCATTAACTTTGGTGAATGTTACTTTGCAGTTTGAACTTCTCAGTTCAGACACCATTTCTTCTCTTGTCATTATCATTATATTGCCTATTTGTTTGTAGTGTAACTATTATAACACAGATAGCATCAATTGTCAATCTTTATTTGAAATGTCTATTCAGATACGGCACTTTGCCATCTATTGTTATTATTTTTGTCACTTCGTTTGTGTGATTGTTGGGATGTTCTCTCAATGCAGGTATTCGGTCTTTGGATAATCGAATCTTTACATTACCCATTATGTTTAACTCCTGTATTGAATTCTTGAGGGCCTTCGGTGGTGAATTCCATACCAGCAATATTGCCGACATAAGTTTTACCATTCCACCGCATATGAATTTTGTTATGTGCAATGAATGCATTTAATGATTCACCCACCTTTACATTATCCACCTCTGCCTCAACCGCTTTATCATTGCGAGTGTTTATGATTATTGCTGTCTTTGCAAAATATGTGCTCATAGAGAATTCATCGCTGTGTAACATAATGCAGTTGCAAATGCACCTAACCAATGATAAATGTTAAGTTTATACCCACGGTCGTGAATAATCGATCTGATCAAAGTGGCGATAATTACAGGCACCAGTGAAAAGAAAACCAACAGAACAACAATGTTGATAATATACGGAAGCAAAATTTCTAATAAACTCATAATTTAATCTCTTTAGTGGATATATCTTTTATTCGTCGAATTCTAAGATTGATATAATGATTATATTCAAGACCGATCATGTCTCCAATCTCAAGATGCGTCATAAATTTTCTAACACCTTCAGATGTTGTCATAACAAAATCGTCGGGATACATATCAAAGAACTCTTGGAGAGTTAGTATTTCATAATCTCCTTGATAATCAATGTCATATTTACGGACCTTGAATAACATATTATACGACTACGATAGCGTTTTTCTTTTCGCGATATTCAACACCGCGAGCACGAATACATTTAAAACCATCGGCACCGCCAAATTCGATTTCTTCATTCGGATCAAGATCTAGATCATTCATCATCTCGTTTGTTACAAGAGAGTAACGACCCTTAAGCAAGGTATGAACCTTTGCAAATTTATATTCAACAGTGATTTCTTTAGAGTGTGATATCAATGAACCTAGTCCACCTGACTTCAGGTTGTCCATACAGAATTCAGAGTAACGGCCGCCGTTTGAGTCAGTAGTTTGGAAAGCAGGATTGTACATATTTTTAGTCTCTTCAATTAATTTATACATATATTATACCATGGTTGGGGTATAATGTCAACAACTAATTTCAGTTTAGTTATAATTAGTTGTTATATCGTTAGAATTAGTTGTTATACGATTGCATAATCAGCAGGAGAATTGTCTACTAATTGTCTCGCGGCTTCTTTCATGATACAAACCAAACCAGACAATGTCGGGCCGTCACCAGCTAATCTTAACAAGGCTACAGTAGAAGAAGAAGGATAGGCTATCGCATCCCAATGTTTGACCGATGTTATATCATTAAAATATTGGTCATCACTTTTAAGCAACAATTCGATGGAAAATCGTTGCAACACACGATTTCGAGTTTCCTCTGTGACAAATTGAGCATAATATTCGCGGTGATTGCATTTTCTGTTTAGATAATCATTTCTTGATAACATAATTTAGTCTCTTCAATTAATTTATAGATGTATTATATCATAGACTTATTATAATGTCAACAACTTTGTTATAATTAGTTGTTATATCGATATAAGAAGTTCGTCAAGTGCAGTTATATAACTTTTTGCCTCGTTTCTTCGTTCTGCTTATGACACACCTTCTTTAAAGTCTATGGCCATTTGTTTGGCATCTTCCATAGTTTTTGCTACCCATTCACCTCGCCCTAGATCTGATATACGATGCAAACAACCGCCAATAGTGTTATGAAGACTTAAGTTTGGAGTAGTGTTCGTATACTCCCACTTGATATCGTAACATTTTTCGCCTTGCTCTTCAACGATGCCATCGCATCTGACGTTAATGTGGTATTCATCCTTCCAAAAATCAATAGCGGCTTGTTTGTCGTCCTCTGGATTATTTGCTATATAATGACAATCACCTTTTACGCAAGTAGACCCAACTTTAAAGCCGTTCAGTGCACGATGACTCCAACCAAACCATTCTTTTTGTAGAGGACT